GGGAAGTCTTGGGCAATCTTTGTGTTAATATATTCTCAATTCGTCAAAGTAGGGGTATAAAAAACCTCCCCTGTACATAACTGCACAGAGGAGGAAAAAATTTAAAAAAATTGCCTGAGTTTATACGTTCCTATACCAAAAGGTATAGATGAGCCAGCCAAAGAGGTAATAACGAGTTTCGGTATATTGTAGCTCTCCAGCTATGTCTAAATGATAGTATTTTACTGTCTTCATAGGTTAGTCTTTCTTAGGGTTTAACATTGCTTCCAAAACAGCCTTATCAGCCGAGACTTTTCCACTTAGGTAAAGGGCGATCATATTTAGATCTGTAGTTGTGGAAAACAGTGGCATATTTATCCTATACACAACACCTTTCTTGATCTTCTTTCCTTGAATATAGAATACCTCATCGACTATATTAAAACGGGTTCCCGCTTCTATCTTTCCTTTTTTACTGATTTTCATAACTTACCATTTAAAATACAATACTCTAAATCTTTCCTGCAAGAGAATACGAGATATTCAGGAATAAGAGACTCCTCCCAATCAAATTTGTATTTTACTTCAAATCTTGTATGACCTTCAAATTCATTAGAGCAGATATTTTTACGTTTTCTATGGCAAATAATCTCCATACCTATAACTACTTTTTCTCTAATTCCATATTGAGACAAATAACATACTTTGTCCCCAATTTCAAATTTAGTTCTGACTTCCATAGCTTAGTTGTTTTTAGGGTTAGTAGATGAGATAAGATCCGTAAAGGAATTGAGAAAATCCAAAGCACGATATACTTCGTGAGGCACATAGCCCGATCCATCGTGGCAGTCCTTGAGGTACTGCATAGAAGTATTGTAGATTAAGGTACGCATAAAGGCGGAAAAATCCTCAATGCTGATCCTGTCTGTGAAGAACTCATTGACCGCTTCCACGTCAAAGCAGTAAGTGCTGGGGCTACTGTTATTCACCACAGCGGGGTTGGTTTCTTGTGTGAACATAAGATATAAAAATAAAGTATCCGTGAGTGGGTGTTGTTCACACAAGGGCTTACGCACATTGCTGTATAGTATTACTACTATACGACACCTTCACGGATATATCGTAAAAAATATATTTGCAACTTTAAACAAGTGTTGCCCTTGTGTGAACGGTGCAAAGGTACAACTAATTTTGGAATAAACAAGGGAAAAACAAAAAACTTTCACGTGAGGGGTGAAAGTTTTTGTAAAATATTGTGTATGAATGATTTATTCTTCTTTGGAAAAGTTGTAAGCAGGTAGTATAAATGAAGGAATACCCGAATTGATTGTAAAGGTAGATATAAAGGAGCGCATAAAAGGAAATGCTATGGCTAAAGAATTGATCTTTACAAGTTCAGAGGTCTTAAATTCTTCATCAATAGCTTCTTCTGTACCGAAAACAGCAACAAATTGTAAGTTCAAATTAAACAAACTGTTTTCAAATTTTCCATCAAACATAACCCTATACTCCTTCCCTTCTTCATCAAAATTTACAAAGGGAGAAATACTAACTTCTGTTTCTAAATATGGTTCATTACTATGCTTACGCTTAAAAGAGAGGCTTTGTACAAAAGTTTCTTTTAAAAATATTTTTGGTTGTAGCTTCATAATTTACGCTGCTTGTATAGTATTTTTAAATGCTAATTCTGTATCATTACTACCTACAAAAGAAAATCCAACAGTAGTATTATCTGTCGGGAAAATTTTAAAAATAGAATAATCTTCCCCCTTCATCAGAGACAAAAATTCGCCCACAGTTAGCTCATTTTCATCTTGTGGCTCAGCTTCTATATCTGCAAGAATTTTTAAAAATTCTTCTCTGTCTATATTTTTTAAACTTTCTTTGAAAGCCTGTAAATGATTATTATGTGTCATAACTGTATATTTTTCTTGAACCAAAATCTATTTTGTTTTTAAAAAAGTAAAAATAAACACCTCCTAAGTAGGTAAAATTGTCTTTAACCGAGGTAAATTTAAATGCTTCTTGTCTTTTTCTTGAAGAAAACTCATCTTTGACCTTAATTGTTTTGTAGTTAAAACTGATTTTGCTTCTGTATATTACCTCGAAGATCTTACTTAAAGGTAATTTCCTCAGATTTACACCAAACTCTGTTTGTATCTTTTCTATCATTTCATAAAGCGCTTTCTGCCCCTCTCTTTCATTTAAGTTTAAAATATCTTCCTCCTCTATATCACATTCGAATTCAACAACAAAGAAAGAGTTTTTATAATGTACTTCTCCCCAGCGCTTTGCTTGTTCTATATCATCTTCCCAAAGATAATATCCAGTACCTAAGAATTGATATTTTCTATTTTGTGGGTTATCCTTAGCCAAAAAAGGAGCGTTTTTTCTTACAAAATCCTCTCCATTATCTTGGCTACAAGTATGATGTAACACCACTTTTTTCATATTTAATCAAACAAAGCTATTATATTTTGGGGACAAAGATACAAATTATTTTCCATATCACAATACAAAAATTGTACCAAAGCACAATAGTTGTTAATAGGTATTGTAATAGGGGTTAATAGTTATTAGAATAAGGAAGGGTCTTCGGCAATAGCTTTCTTATCTATTGTTTTAAGTAATCTCCCAAGTCTTTTGTTTTCTTGCTTTAGTTCTAACATTCTTAGATAGTTATCATTTTTTTGTAATTCTTTTTCTATCCGATTTATCTCTAAGAGAGTATCCGATTGATTTTTCAGTATTTTCTTTCTTCCTATAATAGCTCCATTAAAGTAATTGAATAGAATATCATAACACTTAATACGATATTGCTTTAGCTCTTCCGATTTTGACCGCAAGGAAAAAATCCAACCATAAATAAATTTTTCAGGAAGGCAAACCATTTTTCTTTTCTTGTCATCTGCACCAACCATTGTCTGTTCAGACAATAGTTGAGAAAGTAATTCGTCTTTTGTAAGGTTTTTGTAAGCTCTGATGTAATCAACATTTAGTGCTTCACATATAGGCTTGATAGCTATCCAATATTCATTTTGATTTTCTTTAAAATAGATAGCCTTTCCATTGAATGATAAAAAATATTCTTGTTTCATTGATTTACACTTTTAGGTTTCTTGTCTTTATCTCGTTTTGGAGTTCCTCCGAGAGGGTGTAGCCATTGGGCAAGCCGTAGAGTTCAACAAAGGTCAGAAACTCCTGACGGCTTACGTTCTTACAGTAGGCATTGGCTTTGGGTCTGTACTGCTGGATAATATCGTTGATATAGGCACGAATGTTCTTCTCACTGTACTGGGAGAGGTACAGGGAGAAGAGATCCTTTTTTGTTTTTATGGGTTTGAGAATTTTCATTTAGTTTTGTTGTTTTGAGCGTGCAAGTTAGTCATTTTCTGATAGATATGCAAGGCCAATTCGTAAATTTTCAAATACACTTCCTCGTTGGTATAATATTGTTTGCCTCGTTGTATCTTACCATGATCATTGACCTCCACATACACCAAATTGCGCATGCCTTCTATAGCCCCCGCATAGATAAGCACACCGCTTGAGATACAAAAGCGATGTGCCTTTAGGTAAAGTTCAATATTGCGATCAAACTCGGCTTTCTTGAGCATATTGGTCAAATACTTCGGGGTTATCGTACCTATTACCTATGACCTCAATATCATCTTTGAAACGCTCCCACCAGCTAACAGAGGCCTGATAGCGATTGTACAGAAAAGGATCGTACCAATCCTCCATATGAGCCAAGCAAAAGCCCATCATGTCTTCGTTATAGCATATCAGGCGTATTTTGTACCCCTCAGATAGATTGACTTTCAGAAAATCCCCCTCGTAGATCTCGGCCCCATGGCAGTCATGTAGGCCTGTGAACTGGGTGAGGGTGTCTGTATCAAAATCTGTAATATCAAAGGCAGAGTTAGAAACTAAAGGAGCTAAGTTATATATCCACGCTCCTTTTTTGGTTTTAGCTCGGAATTTTATGGTTTTCATTCTCTATAAATTTTAATCGTTTAGCAATCATTGTTACTATATCCACGGTTACAGCGTTACCAATGAGCTTGTATCGTTGTGTCTTTGAAATGCGCCTTATTTTCCCGTTATAATCGCCATATTGTGTCCAGTTATCTGGGAACCCTTGCAGGCGTTCGCATTCTATTTCTGTCAATCTACGTACACCATCAAGTAAGTTATTTTCTTGAAAGGCGTTGCTCGATATAGTAGGGCAGATTTTGAGGTCTGCACCTTTATTCTTACCTCGCGAACGTTGCTTTATAATAAAGTCAGAATTGTGTCTTGTTAGAGCGGGGCTTATTCCTTTTTCGTCAAAAACTCTATTTTGTTGATAGGGCTGCCTGCCGTTGGATTCCTTAGACGGATTTAGCTGTATCACAGTCATATCAGAATGTAGGCCTCCTGAGTGCCCTCCGCCTGTGAGGGTTGCTGCAACCTTGGGTATTATATAGGTGTCGTCAGGTCGCATTGCTCCACTTGCTTTGAGAGTTGTACTAATCGGGGCTTGTAATTGACTTTCCGTTTTTTCTGTAGAAGGGAAATCATTCTCTCCGATAGGAAATACTCCTGGGACACTTCGTCCTGCAAGATGTCCGATAAGGTATATCCGCTCTCTATTTTGGGGTAAAAGCCACTTTGTATTAAGCAGTTGAAATTCAAGTCTATAACCCCCAATGCGGGCAAACGCTTGGATAATCGCCCAAAAGTCTGCGCCAGCATTTGAGGAGAATGCTCCCTTAACATTCTCCCAGACAAATACACTTGGTCTGACCTCAGCAATGAGGGCAATTGCGTGTGCGATAAGGCTACTTTTGGATCCTTTAAGCCCCTTTCTTCTTCCAGCAAGTGAGAAATCGACGCAAGGCGAACCGAAAGTGATAATGTCAATGTCTCTAAAGTCTCTTCCGTGAAGAGTGGTAATGTCTCCGATGTATTTGGCATGGGGAAAATTGTATTTATAGTTTGCGATGGCGTGCTTGTCTATTTCTGAAAAATAATGCTCTGTGAATTGGTATCCTGCCTTTTGAAAGCCGAGCGAAAAGCCTCCAATCCCACTAAAAAGGTCTATGATTTTCATTTCTTATTGCTCTTTAAAATATCTATACTATCAACCCATTCTTCTCGCATAAAGTGTGAGAAAGGAAGGTCTTTGAATTTCACTTCATAGGCAGGAAACAGCGCTCCTTCTTCTGTCTTTTCCACTCCTACCTTCACTATTTCACAAGTAAAATCAAAACAAGGGGGGAATCTTACTCTTATTATTCTATCTGTTACCACAACTCTATCTCCCAATTTAAATTTATGTTTTATTCTTTCCATTTTACAACAAAGGTTTAGCTTTCTCCAATAATTCCTTTTGTTCTTCTAGGAAATTGTAGGCTATTTCATGTGATTTAAAAGCAAGCACTCTACTAGTATTGAGCCATAACTCCAAACAAGGTTTCCCTTTCTCTACCGAGATACAAAATTTATTCTTATCATCTTCCCAATCAGGCTGCCACCCCTTATTGTAGTAATCTCTAAGAATAACTAATTGTCTAAGAGCTTCAAACACTTCTGGACTAATACTCTTAGGATAAAGTATATTTCTACCCGCCAAATCAAAATAAGCATATTTGTCCCTATCATACTTCAATTTTTTTTCCGCTTCCTCAAAAGTCGGCGCAGGGCCTTTTTGTTCAAATCCTTCAAGATCTATAGAATAATCCGCAGTGGACAATGTATTGATTGCTCCTTTGCTTTTTACAAAGCAACCTTCGTTAGTGTATTGAATTTTTAAACCATCATTAAATTCAACCTTAATAGGAAAGTCAAACTTTGTATCCTTTAAAACCTCTATTACTTTCCCTTTGTCTGGTGATATTGTTTTATCCCAAACTTCCATTCCTACTTTAAATACTGTTTTCATTTCTTTTGCTCTACATTTTTAATTCTCATTACGACTTCACTCTTTAAAAAGTTCTCTGTACTTCTTCTGAAAATTCTAAACTGTCAATTTCGTAGGTATAATGGAGTGGTACTCCAGCAACGCCTACATCGGCAACAAGTTCTATTGCTTCTCTGTAGGGGTGATTGGTTAGAGGGTCATCATCTTCACTATATACTATTTCTTCTTTGTACATAGCTTGTAATTGCTGTGCTACTTTTTCAGTAACTTCACCACTAAATCTAACTTGGTACGTTACTGTTATACCTAATTCGTCAATTGTTACTTTTTTATTTTTCATCTTTCACAAATTTTTTCACTCACCCCTTGTTCCCCCTTCTGAGGTTAGGGGGACTTCGAGGGTTAGGGGGTTCACTTGTAACTCTTTATAAGGTATCCATTCTCCTTTTACTTTTCGGTCATATACATACAGAATCTTTGATAAGTCGTCTATTGTCTTCTCTGTCAGTTTACGACTTTTTTCTTCAAATTCCCCTTTATGCGCCCGATATAATATCTCTGTTATCACACCTATTTGTGTGTCATTGAGTTCTGATGTTAGCGCAACACTATATAAATTATCTTCTTTTTTTATCAGCTCAATAGAGAGCTTCCCTAAAAGTTGTTCTGTTTTCATAATTGTTACTTCTTTTTGTATCTTTTCTTTGTTTTGCGAATGTTTTGCGAGTTTTCCAAACTATTATAGTAGGGGTATGGGTTTGTTATGGTAAAACTTCTACTTTCTTCCAATATTTCCATGAGGGTTTTCCCTTCTTTTTGTTTTTCTGCAATTTCTTTTTGTACAGATTCTTTGATTTTTTCAACCATTAAAGTATCTTTGCTCATTTGTTGATATTTTTAGTCTTTAAAAATTACTCCTCCACTTTTAGTTTTCTGCTCATAAGAGCTGAGAATTTTAGCTAATGTGATTTCGGTATCTTCTACCAAATTAGAAAATCTTTCTCCGTATTCCCCTTTATACCCTTGATACAATATATCCGTTAGCACATCTATTTGTGCGTTATTTAATTCTAATGTTATATCAAGACTATACATACTATTTTCTTTCTCGATTAACTCAATAGAAAATTTACCTAAAATTTCTTTTTTTGTTCTCATTTGTCAATATTTTTAGTGTTAATTATTTCTCCCAAACTAAGTACAAAGTACCATTTTCCTTCTTCTGCGCCCCATTCGCCCTTTCCTACCCCTTGGGTGATCCCTTTCAGTTCAATAGCAAACCATGGCGCATGGCTCCCATACCCATTGCGAAAGATGATCCTGTCATATTTCTTTCCCACAAGGCGCTTTTCCCAATAGGGCTTGATCTCTCGGTATTCCTCCTTCTTCTCTCCAGAGAGAATAAGGTCAAACCATTTCTTCTTCAGTGTAAGCTGTAAATATTTCATATCCTATATTTTTTAATCGTTTGTCACTTGTCACTAGTCACTAGTCACTTGTCACTAGTCACTCTTCAAGAGCCTCTCCTCTATCCTCCCCTTTTTCCTATTAAAGTCTTTCCGCAGCGTCTCATACATCAGGTCGCTTTCCTCTATATCATACATCTCCAAGCGCTTTAGGATGGTGTCTTTGTACGGGATCTGAAACTGATGATAGTTCACCACCGCTTGTGTGTAGAGCTCCCCACGAAAGTGCTGGTCTATGTATTTGAGCACTAGGCCCACTTTCTCTTGGGTGAGGATACACCCGCGCTTCTCGTATTGCGAGGCGTTTAGCGCAATGCGATACGCGTACAGCTCCCCGCTCCGAGGATTATACTTGTATTCCGAAGCCCTACTCTTCCGCTCCAGTATGTGCATAAGGTACAGCCCTATATCGTTATCCCCTTTCACCCAAAATGGCTCCCCATACATCTTCCGCATATACTTTAGCAGATACTTTGGTAACAACAATTTTATTTCCATCTTCTATATTTTTTCTAATCACTAACCACTCGTCCCCCCTTCGGGGGTTAGGGGGATCACTAACAACTAACCACTAATCACTTGTCCCCCCTTTGGGGGTTAGGGGGATCACTCTTCACTTTTCGCTTTACGTTTTTCACTGCCTCTCCCTCCTCGTCGTACCCCGTCACCGAATCCTCGTAGCTGTACTTGATCCGCTCCCCATTCTTTTGTATGTAGGTGTCCAAATCGGCCAAGTCCTGAGGAAATATGTCAAATACGCTTTGGGTCAACTGCTTTAAGCTGACAGGATTTTTAACCGAATCCACATGGCAGCCCACCAACTGCCCATCGCGGTACAGCCCCACCACATAGGTATAACTTTTCTTCAGATACGCCCATATAGGCATCAGGTTGCGCATACTGTCAAATACATAATACTTTATCATCGCTTTATCCTTTAAAATATAGTATCTTCACTCTCCTTATCTGCTGGCATCTGAGTAGGGTTAAGCCGCATCGTCTGCACCTCTATCTCGGCCAAGAGCTCCTCACGAATACGTAATTTACCAATGTCTATCACCATGGCACTCGTTGGGCTATTGATATTGGTGTTGATACGGATACTCTTCTCCTCACCCATATAGCTGCTATCCTCCCTGAGCTGTCGGCGCATCTCACTCTTGCCAGGCGCCTGCTCTCGGTACTGGACAAACCATTGGCGCTGTACAATGCTATAAGCCGTACTGAAGTTAAAGTATATACGTCCGCCCTCAGCCCGTAGATTCGTATCCACTTGCAGGCGCTCCCCTTGCGTGAGGCGCATACACACCATAAAGCAATCCCAAAACCGCTGATATACCGAATCGCTCTCTATCTTACGCCTTTGGTTCTCTATAAGGGAATCAAAGTGCCGCTCCATATCCTCCTGCCAAAAGGGAAAAATCCCCTCCCGCTCGAAGATCCCATACACGGCGTACAATACCGCAAGGTTATCTATCATGCGCACAGGTAGCCCCTTGATCGCCTCCCGCTCACTCAGTAGCCGCTTTTTCTCTCGATACACCTCTAAGAAATGCTCTTGGAAGACAGCCCGCTTATGCAGCAGCCAATCCGAGATCCCCGACACCCCGCGCCTGCACATATCCTTGAGCTTGTTGTACGCGGCCTTTGCCTCATCGCTGAACTCCTGCACCTTCATCTCCTCCCAGATAAGGCGGGTAATAAGCGCCTCTGCATCGGGGCTATCGTTCCCAGTAAGCAGCGTGGAGGAGATAATCGGCACTTCATCCACCGCAACCCTGCTCTCTATACTCCCACGCTTGTACCCGCGCCTATCCCACAAACCTTTGATGATCCCATCCACTTGCGGATTGCCCCTCTTGTACTCCGAAAGCTGCGAAATCCCATTGCTGAACTGGGCAAACTCTCGGATCTGTGCCTTTATCGTCGAGGCCGACCCCTCCAGCTGTATCGCCGTCTGTGGCTGCCCAACAAAGGATTGGATCGCCTCGCATATATTATCCTTACCCGTCGAAGCAGGGCCAAAGTAAAACAGAATCGGGAAAAACCCCGTACAACTCACCACGATGTCCTGAAACAGCGAACCTATACCAAAGAGGATCCCCGTAATGGCATGCCCCCTATGTACCTTATACAGCTGCTTGAGGTATTGCGGCAAACTCACCTCCGTGGGAATACTCCTAAACTTCTTCTGCGCCCCATACTTGTACATGTTTTTCTCAAAGTTCTTGTTAGCCGAAGGAATGTAATAGCTGTCATTTTGGTACTTAAACAGCCCCTCCGAGTTGATCGCCTCTTCCCGCAATCCTGGGATAACAATTTTGTTATTCCACACCCAAAAGCCCTCCGCCTGCCAGCCCAGCACGTCTATCTTGCGCCCCGTACCCATACGGTCAAATAGGTATCGCAACAGGCGTTCATGCTGCGCCGCTGAGCCTGAAAACGAAAAGTTACCATACGAGGTCACCACATTCTTGAACGAGTTAAGGGTGTTTATCTTTTCCGACAGTACGTCAAAAATCTTCTCCACCCCATGCACATTACAGATTCTTATCAGCTTCATAGGAAACTGCTCGTCCTGCATATGCTGTATGATTTCTATCGAAAAGTTGGAAATATCATAGAAAGCATTCCCCTTATCCGTACTACAATAGATACGATTCGCATGCTGAAACACCCCATACTCTATAATTTCCCGCCTGTACGCACTCGGATCCTCCACCTCTTTCGGAAACTGGTAGTTCTCCAAGGGGTCTTCCGTACCATATTGTGGAAAGTCTATGACTATCTCAGGAGTCTTGTAGTATTTTTTCTCCTCCTTGGGCTTCTCTATGGCTACCTTAATCCCAAAGCGTGCTTTTATCTGCTCCATATAGGCATCACGGGTCACCACATCGGGGATTTTTCCGATAAGCTCCAGGGCAAGGTCACTAAGCCGCTTCTTATCCTCTGGCATAAGGATTACCTTTTTCCCCTTGGTGTCAGCCCGACCAAGGGCTTCTTCATACGCCCCTTGCAAATAGTGTAGCACCGCATCACATCTCGCCCCCTCTATCAGCGCCACAGCACCCTCCCGCTGGCCTATGCTGTCGGGATCCTCCTTACCCTCGGAGGGAAATACCACCCGCTCGACAAACAAGCCCGCTTCCAGCGCCAGCCCCATGTCTCTATAAGCAGCCGTTTCCCCCGCCTTGTCACTGTCTCGGAATATGATGAGCTTCTTACAGAGCTTCTTGATTTCGGAAAGGTGCTGCGCGCTGAGCGCTGTCCCCAGCGTGGCCACACAGTTACGCAACCCTATCTGATGCATCCGCATCACATCCGTATATCCTTCAACCAGATACACCTCCCCGCGCTGTGCCATGCTATTACGAGCCAAGTGGAAGCCGTACAAAAGCTCCGACTTGTGGAACACCTCACTCTCTGGGCTGTTCAAGTACTTAGGTGCACCCTCTTTCGCCTCCGAGGGCATCACACGCCCACCAAATCCCACACAATGCCCATGCTTGTCCGATATAGGGAAGATGATACGCCCCTTAAAGAAATCGTAATACCCCCCATTCTGATACGCTTTGAGCACCCCAAGGGCGAGCCCCTCACTCACCTGCCCGCGTTCCTTCAAGACTTCATACATCCCCGCCAAGGCGTACCCTATTTCAAAATCCTCCAATAGCTCCTGCGAGAACCCCCGCTCCTGCATATACTTTTGAGCATGGGACAACTTTGGCAAATTTTCTTTATATATTTCTTTGACAGAGGAAATAATTTCCTTCAACGTTTTCTTTTTTTGACGTTTTTCCCGCTGTTCTTCTGTCTCCTTTTCGTACTCAATGGGGATATTCAGCACCTCACAAGCCAGCTTCACCGCTTCTGGAAAATCAAGATTCTTATATGCCTGTATAAAATCTATAACAGACTTTCCTGCGCGTCCGCTGGCAAAATCTTTCCATATCATCTTCACGTTGGACACCACAAAGCTCGGCGTGCGCTCGTTCACAAACGGAGACAGCCCCTTAGCGGTGCCATTGGATAGGATCTTATAGGAAGGATCGAGATACAAACGGCCTATGGCTTCACACAAGTCACATTCGTATATCTTATCTATGATTTCGTTTTTTATATAAGGCATTGCTTTTTAATTAGAGAATAGGGGTATTAGTTTTAATTAGTCATTAATCATTAGTCACTCGTCATTAGTCACTTGTCACTTGTCACTCGTCCCTATCTAAGGTTTGTGTTTAGTCTCCAGCATAGATTCCCTTTTTTTTCCTTACCTTTAACTGCCCTTTCTCTCTATATTGCTGTGAGAGAAAAGTATCATCTGCTATATAATCATAGATTACATCATAAGTCAGATGAGGAAACAATTTGTGTATTTCAGGAATTGTAAGCTCTTGATCTATATATTCTTCCATTAATTTACGATCAATCTCTGGGTGTTCCGATATTTTAAAATAATCTTGCGCCTCTCTTGTTATAGCCTGATGTATAGGCTCTATTTTTTTAATACCTATCTTTGAAAGATCTTTGCCGCTTAAGTAGGCCTCCTGTATATGCTTGTAATATAAGCCCGCTTCTGTTGCATTCCGCTTAGTTAGAATAAAGTCTTCATCGTTGAAATAGGTTAGTTTGTAGCCTGCTAATCGCCCTTTAAAACTACTATCCTGAGAAAGATGATAAGCCACTGTGATCCTATGAATCTTATATTTCTCGGCAACAGCACTAATGGAGGATCCTTCCTCTATCTCTTTCTTGATGATAGCTATTAGTTCGTCCGATATTCGTTTTGATTTTCTTTTACTTCGTGGAGAACCCAATATCACTCCCAAGGATCGTCTATGTTTTAGGGCTTCTTTGGTTCGTTCCTGTATCATATTGCGCTCAATCTCTGCGGATAGACCAAAAGCAAAGGCCATAACCTTACTTTGGATATTATCTCCTAATTCATAACCCTCTTTTACAGTATAGACTTTAGCATTAATATTCATGCAATGTTCTAAGATTCGCATGATCATAAAAAGTTTTCTCCCAAGCCTTGACAACTCTGAGACAATGATTACATCTCCTGCTTTGATCGCTCCGAGAATTTTCCCCAGAGCACGCTCTTCAGGCTCTTTAGCTCCAGAGACCCCATCGTCGGAAATCCATTTGTCTATAGAAATCCCTAACAGTTTTGATTTTTCTAATATTCCTACTTTTTGGTTTTCCGTGTCTTGCTTGTCCGTACTCACCCTTATATATCCATATATCATAGCGTAATAATTAATGATAAAAAAATTGGTCACTCGTCATTAGTCACTCGTCCCTCGTCACTTGTCACTTGTCACTGCTTCCGAGGTCAGGGCAAAGATCTCCTGTACTTTCTTGAGGGTCTCCTCGCCAAATTCCCGCTCCACCAGCTCGGCCAATGACAGCTCCCTTAGTGCTTCGGAGTACTTATCCTCCAGACACTCGAAGAAGTAGCTCATATTAGGAATAGGCAAGCCTGTAAGCAGGGTAAGGGCTTCGTCCTTACGCATGGGAATACCTGTGGTGTATTGCAGCGCTCGCACTATGGCAATCAGCCGCGTATGTAATTTTTCTCTTTTCATTTTAGTCTTTAATTTTGATTAGTCATTAGTCATTAGTCATTAATCATTAGTCATTAATCATTAATCATTAGTCACTATCTAAGGAAACATCCTCTCTTCCATTTCCTTACGGATCTGCTCCATATCAGCAAGGTAGGAGATACAGATCACCCCCTGCTTCCCTAAAAAATCCATCCGCCAATCCGCCACGGGGATAATCTCACGCAGCTGACCAACTTTTTTGAAGTCCGCAAAGGCAACAATATACTGCACCTCCCCCTCGCATATACGGAGGATCACCCCTTGCACGCCAAAAAGCGCCTCTATTTCCTGCTTGACAATGGTATATGCTTTCATCATAATTCTATTGCTTGTAATTTTGTGATGCAATTCTTTATTATCATCATAAAATGTTCTTCTGATACTTCTATAAAAAAGATATCCTTCAAAAAGTTGACACTATGACTCATATCAGTTGTATAGTAAAAGCTAAAAGGATAATCATACAATTCCAATAGCCTAAACCTAATATTATCACCTTCTCTAAGGGTGATATACCACCAGTGGCGCCTGAGTACTTCTCCATTATGACCAAGCTCCACAGAGGTGTAATATTTCCCTTGTTCTAAATCTCTTGCTTTCATTTTTTTATTATTTTATGATGATACTTATAATAGCAATCATATGAAATGTAATTCTGTTATAAGCTCCTCTATTTCCCATTCAAAGTGTCTTTTTGGAACTTCTACAAAACGAATATCCTTAAAAAAGGCGTCACTATACCACACCTCGAAGTCCGAATAAAAGCTCAGCGGATTATCCCTTATCTTTTCTACCACCATAGCCCTAATATTCTTATCTTCTCTAAGGGTGATATACCACCAGCGCTGTCTGAGCACATCTCCATTGGAGCTAAACTCCACTGTGGAGTAATATTTTCCTTGTTCTAAATCTTTTGCTTTCATTTTTTTATTATTTTATGATGATACTTATAATAGCAATCAGTAGCGCCTCTTTATTAAAGAGCACCTCCAGTTTCTCCACGATCTCCACATCGTCCCACACTTTCGGCTTTCGCTTTTGGCGAGTGCGGCGCTTGGGAGTCATCTCTTGCTCCAAGAGCTTTATGAATCGTTCCTTTTCCGCCTCACTTAGCTCCCTGAACACGATCAATACAGTATCCGCTGTCATTTTCTTCCTCTTTTGCGTAGATATCCTCCTCTGAAAGTCCATAAGCCTTATACACTTCCACAAAAGGAGCCAATAACAACAATTTCGAATAGCGCTTGGCACGGGTGATAATAGCATACTGAGTAGTATCTTTCATCGCTTTGGCGAGGTCTAATGAAAAATCATTATCTGTAAGAATTTTTTCAACTAATTTCTTTGATGGCTTCATTTTTTTTCTTATATTTGGTGTTGTCAAATCGTTTCCAATCCGACGACAAAGATATAAACTTATTTTCAAATAAAAAAGAAAATTATAAACTTTTTTTCAAATGACTACAACTATACAAGAACGAATTTTACAATACCTTGAATATAAAAAGGTTACACCCTACAAGTTTTGTAAGGATTTAGAATTTCCAATGGGGTCATTGAACAAAAGAGGATCCATAGGAACCGATAAATATTTGAAAATTATAAAATACTACAAGGATTTAAATCCCGAATGGTTATTGTCGGGTGAAGGGCCTATGCTCAAGGAAAAGCAGTCGTCCCAAGCAAATACCCCCGATGACAAATACCTTCAGTTGTTGGAAGAGCATAATAAAACCCTCAAGGATCAGTTAAGGGATAAGGAAGCAATCATCAAGGAAAAGGAAGAAAAGGAGGCGTTGTACAAGGAAAAGATCCAAGAGTTACAGCAGCGAATGCAAACAAATCCCGTATACCAATCAGGCGCCCCTACTGCCAGTTATTCCTTACCAACGCCACCAGTACCTTAGCCTCCTCAAGCAATTATTATGTAAGGAGTGTTTCTCCTGTACCCTTGCTCTTTTGCAAGACACCCACCTGAGAAACACTCCTTAACACCTTTAAAATACAAAAAAATATTTTTACCGAATACGATTTTTTTTTCACACGAATATAACCCCCTAATGATGAAGAATATAGGGGAGCAAAAAACACTAAAAACCGAATACGAAACCGAATACGATTTACTCTTTTTCCATTTGTAAGTTACTGTAAGTTACTGACTATCAATAGCGAAAAACACCAAAAAATGATTTTTTTAAATTCATAACCCAAAGGTCACGGGTTCAAATCCCGTCTTCGCTACAAAGTAACAAACCCCGATAAGCGAAAACTTATTGGGGGTTTTTTTATTCCCAATCCACTATGCAAAGTGAGTATATCGTTGGATACCAATAAGAAAGAATCTTCTTGCCACACTTGGTAACAAGAAGATTGAAAAATATGAATATATCAGAGACAAGTGCTAATAGCCTAATATCTTAAGCATTTCTTCTGCTTTTTGCTGCTCCATGAAAAGGCGAGAGGTAATCTCCCCGTCCTTATTCT